GGTATTCTTGTGCCAGTATGGAAAGAAAATCTTTGATAAATTGATGGATGCTATGCAACCAGAATTTCAAGATGAAGATCCCATCAATCCATTTGATTTTTGGAGTGGTGCTAACTTTAAATTGAAAATTCGTGATGTAGAAGGCTATCGTAATTATGATAAGTCAGAGTTTGCAGCTCAGACTGAACTATCTTCAGACGATACTTATCTTGAAGAAATTTATAATCAACTTCATGATCTGCGTGAATATACAGATCCGAAGAATTATAAAACATATGATGAACTACAAGCTAAACTTATGGCTGTTCTTGGAGAGCAAGCTTCTGTTGGAGCACCAACAATGAAGCAAGAAGAATCTTTGGGTGAACCACAGCCAGCACCAGCAATGAGAACAGCAGAGCCTGTTCAAATGGAAACTGCAGAGATGACTTCAGCATCACCTTCCGCAGAAGATGATGACATTATGGCACACTTTGCAAATCTTGTAAATGAAGACTAGATAGGAGCCATCCTATCAAAACCATCAGAAGATGATGGCATAGGCGCTTGGTTAAGCACAGTTGTATTATTCTGTGTTGACCGAGCGTCAATTGCATTGTTCTGTTGAACTGCACTAATATTTCTACTATCAATAGTATTTGATAATTGTGTTTGTGCATTATTTAATCTAGCACTAGATTCTTGTTCAGCGGTATTACGACTTTGTATAAGTGCTGCATTTCTTTGATCAATTCTTCTTTGCGCTTCTCTGGCACCAGCTTCAGAAACACCAACCGTGAAGCCTTTTAAAAGTCTAAAGTCTCCACCACCTAAAAATTTAGGTATTGGAATTGTAATATCTGGTAATGAAAAACTTATCTTTGAAAGATTTATTAGCATCTTATCTTTAAAGTTTGCAAGTCTAGTTGTAAGCTCTTTAAAATTAAGTTTACTAAATAGACCTTTAATATTAGACCACAGATCATCTACAAGTGCTGTGATAGAGAATCCTCTAAATTTTTCTGCTAATCCAGTAAAGCCCAACTTCTCAAGTAGAAATGCTGGTAAACCGAATATTAAAACATCCAAACCTGCTGTGATACCTTTTATAATACCTAAGACACCACCTTCAAGAGCACCCAATAATTTCTTAAATATCCCACCTTCAGCATCTACGAAACCATTAAATGCACCTTTTATAAAATCAAATAATGTGATTAGTGGAGCAAGGAAAGTAAATCTTGCAAATACTTGAACTGCTCTTAATAATGCTCCTATAGGTTTAAACACGAATGAAAGTAATGATCCTATTTTTGCAAAGAAAGATCCTACTGATCCTATAGCCTTTCCAATTTTAGCAATCTTTTCTGTTACTCCACTAAATAACATTTTAAACATATCGCCTAAAGTAGCAAAGAAAGTATTTGATTTTATAATATCGACTGCTACATTAACACCTTTACTAACTAAACGAAATGCAGCTCCTATTGAATCAGCAATTGCAGGAAATATTTTAAATATTTTAGTAAATCTTTCAGATAAAAAGAATGCTTTAAGATACTTATCAAAACCAGTAACTTCTGCAACAAGCGCTAAACCTATACCAGTTATAATACCTGTGGCAACTTTTAAGAAACCACCTATTCCTAACATAATGCCACCACGACTTTGCTCTTGTATATTTTGATTATTGTCTGATCTTATAGGTACACCATCTCCATCACTAGCTTGTGGTATATCATCTAGCTTTTGATTTTTTAAATAATCAAAGTAAGAGTCAAACTGACGATTTAAAAAATCTATACTCTTTAAAACTTCACCTAATATTTTATTATTTTCTTTTTCATAGTTTGTAGAAAATAAACCTGTTAATAGACCAAATGCTTTACTTAAAGGTGCCGTAACTATATCTTTAAATATTTTACCTAATCCTGTAAAGATGCCCATTACTGAGTCTTTTACTGTTGAAATAAGTCTTGCTACTAATCTATATGGTGCAGTCACTGCTCTCATAATAGTGTTTGTTATATTACTAATTGCTCTTGTGAGAGGGTTATCTGTAAGTGCACCAATTAACAAACCTAGACCAGGCAATTTAATCCCTGCTCTTTGTATGGAACTTAATGATTGTGATATATCAGATATACCTTTTTCAAGCGTTATCTTAATATCACGATGACGTTTTGTTGCATCGTCATTAGTTTCATTCAGTGTCTGTATCACTTTAGTTAATGTAGCCATAGGATCCTATCCTTGATTTTGGTTCTTTATTCTTTCGTTTTCTTTTTCAATATAATCAACTAGCATACCTATATAAATTTCTCTTTCCCATGGTAACATACTTTCAATTTCAGTCAAAGAATATTTGTGTTCTTGCATCAATAAAAAATTTGTTTTATAATAATTTACTAAATTATCATGAGAAAGAGCCACTAAAAAAAATCATCTATACCACTTAACACCATTGTATTTTCAGTTTCACAACCACCACAAACAAATTTTATTTCTTTTTCAACTCTTGGCATATTTTCAACATATTCTTTTACCTTAGTAAATTGTTCAGTATTTAAAGATTCAATAAAATCATTTACTTCAGTATCGGAAACATCTTTAAGCATAATATTTTCTTCTTCAGTTTCAATTGATTCCATACATTTACCAATAAGTATAAAAGTTTTTTCTGTTTCAGTTAAATTATTATCTTCAAATTTAAGTACATCATTAAAATTTGGATATTTCATAGATAACGTAATATTTTCTTCAAGTTTAATATCCTTTTCTACTATTCTATCTTGTTTTACTTCAATATCATCTAATCGTACTGCAATTTCATTGGTCTTTTCGCATTGCTTACATTTTATACCGAGTTGGCTTACTTCACCTACAGACTTTGATCTAATCATAATAAACATATATTCAATATCAAATAATGTAAGTTTACTAGAATCAAATTCATCTTGTACACATGAAGAAATAGTATCAACTACTGCATTTAATGAAGCGGCTTTATCTTGTGATTCAAGAGCCATCATCAATACTTTTTCTTCTTTTACCAAATAAGGTCTAAATTTTACATTTTGTTTAGACGAAGGTATAATTAATTCATACTTTGGTTTATCATTTAACTTTGGCAGCGCCATATTTTCATCCTCATTTCATTTAATTATTAGGGTTTTTATAAACACCTTTCCAGTTATTATAAGAGAGTTGTATATTTAATTCACTAGTACCACCTTGCTCATTACTAAATTCTATTGCGTTTACAAGTGTAGGAAAAGCATCTATTAAAGTGCACTCGTAAACCTCTTCATTAGCATTATTTAACTGATATATTGTAACTTGTCTAGTATATCCAGATCCGGGTGTTGAACCATATTTGTATTCTAATTCGTATGTATCAAAATCCACAGATAAACCAGTCCAATAATCAAAATATCTTTTAGCATCATATGTATTTGTGAGCATAAATGTAATTGATATATCGTCAATTAAAAATCCATTCGCAACTTTTTCAGCTTTTGGAATGCCTATGACTCTTTCATTTACACTTATTGATCTACCAGGAAGATTAATGTTTCTACACATAAAATTTAGCTGACTTGATGTTATATCTGGTAAATCTGTAAATGTAGGTAATTGAACTCGAAATAAATTATTTCTTGCTAAGCCAGCTTTAAGTGAAGATTGAAATGCATTAATATCTAACATTAGATCATTTTCCTTGATGCTCTATATACTGCAGAACCACTGGATTTATTCCAAGATGCAGTTGGAAGAAATGTTGCTATCTCCCATTCTGGTGAATCAACCTTTGCATATCTACTTCTTACATTTGAATTTAAATAGTGCTTTACACACGGTTTAAAATATCTTAGATTAGACGCACTCTTTAATTGTTGATATTTTATATTAAACTTTGTTGACTCATCAAACCGTTTATTATTTGTTGTATCCATAAGACCATCAAGTAATTTAGCCCTAAGTACAGGCGGTAAGTAATGTAAATTTAAACCAAGAAAGCCTTTTTCAGCTGGTCCAATTGGTATCACTAATGGAAATCCATCATAATATGGCAACTTATCTTTATGTTTTGGATCATAGAAAAACATATACATATTGCCAATAACAGCTCTATTTTCAAGCGTCAACTCTTCATCTCTCAATAGTTGATTTCTATTGATTCTACGCATTGCTCCGCCACGTAAAGCACCAATTCTTTTTCTAAACCAATCTCTTGATTCTTGTGTCCGAGGGTTAATACCTGCTCTAAACGCTTCGATCTCAAGATTCTGAAATATACTTGCCATTGTAGTATTTATAATGATTTTTTAATTTTTTTCATCTTCGGAAGACTCTTCATCTTAGACTGCTTTGGCATTATGCCCATACTTTGTAGTGTCTTTTCTGTCCAAATCTGAAACTCCCAGTTTCTATCCTCAGCAAAGTTTTTAGCAGCTTTCCATTTATTCATATTCTTAACATAAGTCATACCCTCATTAATATATCTTTTAGTTTTTCTTCCTGTAAATTTTGGAGGAATTGTTTGACTATCTGGTTTAATTTCTACAATAATAGTCTTACCATCTTTAAATGTTATCTTTAGATCAACAAAGTAACGATGATATTTTTTATCGACTTCATAGAAGTATGGTACTACAACTTCTTCAGATGCCCAAGTTTTTATTGAAGGATTATTATCACACCATTTAAAACAGTGTCTTTCCCACATAGATCTGTAAATTACATTATCTGGATCACCACGATATTTTGATCTGTACTTTACTTTATATTTTCCTTGGTATGTTTTCATAATACTTTCATTTTAATTATATAAATAAGAATAAGATAATTCTATTTATTAGGAAATTTTGAATGTCATCATCAATAAGATACATGTACCCTATTGACAATCGGGATAAGTATAAAGCTTATGTTCTTTTTACTCCGATTCAAAAAAAAGGTCCAACATATGCACAAAAAGAAGTAATTAGGCAACCATCAAGTGCTCGGTCAAGCGATATGAGTTTTCCAAATACTCCACCGCCAGGGACTCGAAGAATTGTAACGGTAGGTGGTGCAGTAGATGAAGTAATTGATGCAGTTAAAGAAACTGCTAACAGTGTAGGTAGATTTTTTGAAAACTCAAAACTTACAGTTGGTACTGAAAGATATTTAGACGAATCTGTTGCATTATATATGCCAACACCAGTTACTATAGCTGATCAAGTAACTATTAATAGTGCAGATTTAGGTATTTTAGGTGCATCTACAGGTACAGCAATAGAACAGGGTAGAGGTGTTGTTAGCGCAATAAGTGATGCAGTAGGAACTGCTGGAAAAAGTTTAATAGAAGGATTAAAAGGAAATTTATCTGGTGATGCAGCATCACTTTTAGCCAGTCGTGTTGCCGCAGGTCTTCCCGGACAAACTGACGCTATAAGAGGTGCATTGAGAGTAACACCTAATCCCAATACACGAATGATATTTAGATCATTTAATATTCGTGAATTTTCCTTTGATTTTAAAATGGTTCCAACAAGTGTAGAAGAACAAAATCATATAAGAAATATTGTTTCTTTTTTTAGAAGAAATCTTTATCCAGAAACTATTCCGCTTGAAGGATTAGATACTTCAGTAAGTGCTGGTTATAAATTTCCTAATATATTTCAGGTAAATTTAATGTATGATGGAAGAGATTTAGGAGAAAAAAATCCAAACTTAAGTTTTAAACACATGTATCTTAAAAGTTTTTCTGCTTCATATAATAATACTGGTGGTTTTTATAAAGATGGAGAATTTAACGAAGTGAGTATTCAGGTAGCGTTTGCAGAAGAATTTACTTTGGATAAAAAGGATGCAACAAGAAATCTATCTCCAAAAGCTAAAATGGATGCTGCTCAAAGAACGAGATCAGTCTTAGCAGATAGAGCGCGCGGCGTTAATAGAGGATTTTAGTAATGACTTTTTTTACAGGATTTCCAGAAATAGTATATAAGTATGGTAATGAAAAAGATTTTAACCGTACTCAAAACTTATCTGTATACATAGATATAATTGATAGATTAAAAGATAATTCATCTTTATATACCTTTTATGATTTATACGATGGAGAAAGACCTGATCAGGTTTCTCAAATGTTATATGATACAACAGATTATTATTGGACGTTCTTTTTACTTAATGATAATTTAAAAACCAAAGGTTGGCCTCTATCAAATAAAAGTTTAACTGCATACGTAAAAAGAAAATATAATAATACGACACTTACCACACGTGATTATTTCTATGATAAATTTAAAGTTAATGATTCTATTACTGGACAAAACTCAACTACGGTCGGAAAAATAATTTCAACAAATTCAAATCTTGGTACTATCACAGTAGCTGGAACACCAACCTTTACTGTTTCGGAAACAATACAACTTGTTGGTGATCCTTCAAAAACAGTTACTCTACATTCTTCAAGTTTAGAATATAATGCGGTAAGATATTATAAATTAGGTACTGACATTGTAGATATTGATCCAACAGTAGGTCCTGGATCTGGTTTAGTTGAAATAACTAATCTTGAACACTATCAGGAAGAAAACGAGTTAAATACGAGAATTAAGGCATTTAAGCCTGAGTCTATTGCCGGTATATTTTCCGCATATAAAAGTTCTCTTAGAGAGAATAGCTAATGTCCGATAATTCCGCCGAATTTTTAATTAAAAAATTAAGAATTAGAAAAGATAGAGATGATGGATCTGTTGTATATGATATTACTTCAGTTATTAATGAAGTAAATATTTATGAACATATAGATAAACCTTATTTAACAGCTCAAGTATTATTTGCAGATAATGATAGAATTGTAGAAAGAACCGAGATTTCTGGAACAGAGATTGTTGAAATAGAAATTACAACCGACGACGGAAAACTTGGTTATACAATAGAAAAAAATTTTATTATAACAGAAATAGTAAGATCAGTTAAAACAAATGATTCACAAGAACTTGTTGGTATTTCTCTTATAGAAGATATAGGCTACTATTCAAGATTGATAAGATTACAAAAATCATATAACGGAAAACCAGTAGACATTATTAGAGATATTCTGATAGATAATTTAAATAGAGAACTTTTTAATATTAGTGGAAGTCAATTTAAAGAATCTTCTGATATGAAAGTAGTAATTCCAAATTTAAATCCTTTGGATGCAGCTAATTGGATAAAAGATAGAGCATCATCTCAGAACGGTATGCCTTTCTTTTTATTCTCTACCATATGTGATGACAGAATTAGATTTTTAGATTTAGAAAAGATTTTACAATTAACACCTTTAAATGAGGGTATTTATGATTATGTATATTTACAAGGAAGTAGTGGAGGATTTGATGCTCAAGATCCTAGACAAAATTATATTATAAGAAACTTTGCCTATGCTGGAGCAGAAGATCAGTTAATGCTAGCAAGGAAAGGTTTTATAAATTCTACATATAATTTTATAGATACAATTACTAATAAATCTCATACAAGTAGAATAGATGCAAATGAAATATTTGCTGGAATATCTTTTGAACCAAGACAAAATATTCCGGTTTATGATGGAAATGCATTAATTAATGATAGAAAAATGCATGACTATAATACTAGTGAAATAAGTCAGATTGCATCTTCACATACCTTTGAAGATGGTAATTATAATTATTATCAGTCTGACGATACTAATTCTCATATGTTAAAAGCAAAATCTAAAGCTTTAAGATATTTTTTACATAAAACTCCTATAGAAATAAGCGTACCAGGACATAATTTTTTACATTCCGATGTTAATCATTCTATAGGAAATTTAATTAATGTTTCATTTAAAGCCAATTCCACAAGCTATATGGAAGACGATGGATCAAATAATTTAGATAAAAGAAAAAGTGGTTCTTATATGATATATGCTACACGACACATATTTCAGTCAGATATTTATAGCGCTGTAGTTTCGTGTGCAAAATTGGCTTACAAGTCTCAGTCAGGAGCTATATGATGAAAACTATTCAAGAAGAATATTACGGAGACTCTTTTAGATGGTTTGTTGGTATTGTAGTAAGCAATAATGATCCTTTAAAACTCGGTCGTGTTAAAGTAAGAATTAGAGGTATTCATTCATCTAATATTGATGATATACCAACAAATGATTTACCTTGGGCTCAGGTAGTTATCCCTTCAACTGAAGGTGGTATCTCAGGAATAGGTAAAATGGGTCAGATTCAAAATGGAGCTCAAGTAATAGGTTTTTTTGCAGATGGATTAAGTTCACAGCTTCCTATTGTTATAGGTTCTTTACATTATATAGAAAATGATAAAGATGTTACAGTTCAAAATAATAAAACTCAGAGCGTTCCTTTAGATGGACAAACTACTAATACTGACGTCAGAACAGGTGAAGGCAGAAAAATAGATTCACTAAATTTACCAGGCGGATCTAATGGTGAGAAGATTTTTAATTACTTAAAGAAACAAGGATTGACTGATGAACAGGCTGCAGGTGTTATAGGCAATCTTAGTGCCGAATCTAATTTAAATCCAGCTGCATTGAATCCTAATGATGTTGGTAAACCAGCGTTCGGTCTTGCCCAATGGAGAGCAGATAGATATTCATCACTTATTGATTTTTCTAATCAAAATGGATTGGACTATAAAACACTTGAAGCACAATTGCCTTTCATGATGTATGAATTAGAAACACAGTCTTGGTTAGGATATGGTAGCCTTAAGAAAGCAACCACTGTTTCTGAAGCCACAAGAGTATTTGAAAGAAAGTTTGAAAGACCAAGACCCGGTACTTTTGAAAAAAGATTTAACTTTGCACAGATAGCCTATGATCTGTACAGTAGTTCTTGATGGAGTTTAATTTATGTCAACATTAGAAAATTCAATCAGTCACGATAAATTTAGTTCGATACTTGATGGAGTAAAAAAACAGACTAATATAGAAGAAACCTCTGAATCTATTACAGATTTAGCTAGTGCAAGTTTATCAACTATCTCATCATCTGTTGCAAAAAATGCTTCTGTAAATGTTGCAAATATTGAACCACTTACATCATTAAGTGATAAATTTGACGATGGTGATATATCCGATGTTGGTCCAGTTAGATTGAAAAACCCTCTTGAAGGATTTTTTTCTGCATTTACAACCAGCCCACAAAATACTACAGCGCTTCAAGCTATAACTGGTAGAGCACCAACACTGGGTAATCTAAAATCTCACGTTATTGCTTCATCTCCATTTTCTATTTTTAGTAGCGTTGGTAATATTACAGGGGTTGATCCAAATGATTCCTTAATGGGCCAACTTACAAGTATGGCTGGAAATACAATTATTTCTAATATTAAAGATACAACAAGAGATAATAGTTTTGCTAATGCTCTTACTTCAATTACACTATCACGCTTAAGTTCTACAAATAATTATGAAGGTGGGCTTTTAAATAATCTTTTACTATTAGGAACAGATGTATTAAGAGCACAATTGGTTTCTGATACTAAAGGTTTATTGGGTGATACTGTCTTAAAAAGGGTAATGCAAGAAATACTTTTAGGTAGAAAAGAAAATGCTGTTTCAATAATTCAAAGATCGCTTGAAAATTCAGTATCTGGAACAGATCTTGATATTATTTTAAAAAATGTATATAGAATTAATCCTTCGGTTTCTAATGTCGTTGCATCAAGAGGTGCACAGTTTACACAATTAAAACCTGCAACAAGCGTTGTTGAAAGATTAAATTCAAACGAACAAGATTTTCCATCAACAAGCAGAGTTTCAAAAGGGACTATAAATGGTTATGAGTTTAAATTTGTTGATAGTTTTGAGGAACTTATTGCAGACTTTAGAGGTACTAATAGAGAAATTACAGAAACTGTTGTGCATTGGACTGCACACTATATAGATCAAGGTCATGTTGGTGCAGAAGAATGTCATAACATTGCTATTGATCGAGGTTTTTCTGGTTGTTCATACCACTATATTATTAAAAGAGATGGATCACTTCAAAGAGGTAGACCATTAAATAGAGTTGGCGCTCATGCAAAAGCAAATGGACACAATAGGTATAGTATAGGTGTTTCCATGGTTGGTGGTTATAACTGTAATAGCGGAAATCCTAATTATAATAAGTTTATAAGTGCAGAATCAATTACATCAGACCAATGGAAAACACTTGATCAATTCTTAAAGGCTTTTTATATTGTTTGGCCCGGCGGACAAGTTTGGGGGCACAACGATACAGATCCAGAAAGTAAATCTGATCCAGGTATTGATATGCAACAATATATAAAAAGTAAATTTAAAAAGACAAATAAATCTTCATCTGGTACTTTACCACCACTATCTCCTTCTGAACTTAATAGAGGATAAATTATGACAACCGAAAATGATAGCATAACTGAAAGAATTGCAACAGACGGAAAAGGTCGAGTTAATAGTGAAGGTGTTCCTACAGATGGATTTAAAGATCCCGATGTAAAACACCCAAAGCCTCAGTATGTAGGTGAATCATCTACAAATAAAGCTGCACGTGGTGCAGAGATTCACAATTTAAAAATTAAGAATGGTATATTAGGTGCTGAAACATCTATACCCGAACAACCGCCTGCACTTTATACATTAAATCAAGTAAGTGAATCTCCAGCAGGTCATATAATAGAAGTAAATGATACTCCTGGTGGAGAAAGAATACTTATTAAACATAAAGATGGTGCAGGTGTTGAGATAAAACCTGACGGTTCTGTAGTCGTCAATAGTCTTGGTAATAGAGTTGATTTAGTATCTGAAAATCATGCTATGGCTGTAGAAGGTAATGGCTCGGTTACATATTATGGTAATTTAAATCTTACTGTTCAAGGAGATTACAACTTAGATGTAAAAGGCGATTATAATATAAAGGTTGGTGGAAATAATATTTTAAATGTAATAGGTAACTATCGTAAAAATATTGTTGGTTTATTTAATGAAGTAATACAAAAAACAAAAACGTCTACTGTTTTACAAAAAGTTGCCAATACTTATCTAAATGGGTTTAGTACACACACAAAAGGTACATATTTTAATGAAGTAGATGGTGTTGCAGAGTATGTACATAGTGGTAATACATTTATAACTTCCGAAACTGAAATTAATATGTCATCTACTAATGTAAATATTGCTGCTTCAGATATATCAGTGTTTGGAGATGATGGAACTATCGGTGGTGATAATGTAACAATGTTTTCACAAAATAGTTATGTTGATAGAACTTTACATGCAAGTGAAGTTGAAGCAAAGAAAACTATGAAAGCAAAGGTATTTCATGGGAGTTTAAATGGTACAGCAAAAGGTGCTATGAAAGCTGGTACCGCTGCTCTAGGAGCGTCACATGGTGGATCAGTAGATACAACTTCACACAGTAAAGAAGATCCTGTAGCACAAGGTAATAAATTTAAGCCCACTTCAACTATTGTTAATGCATTTTTATTAAACGAAGATAGAGGAATAAGAGAAATTAGAATTGATAGAGATAATGGAATATTAAATGGTATTAATCAAACTAAAAATTCTGGTGGTGTAACTGATAAAAAATTAGATACTGGACAAGTAAGATCAAAACTAAAAGAATTTTCTAATTTACAAAATAATAAATTTTTACAAAGTCAATGTGCTAATGGTGTACTTAATTCTGCATTTGCAGCTGTTACTCCTTCAAAAATTGGTAGAATTAAGAGTATGGCTCAAACTGCTAGAACTGGTTATACGCCAATCGGTGGTCGTCAGCAACAAGCTGTTACTAAAAAATACACACTTAGAGAATCATCTTCACGTGGCGTTGAAAGAACTATTACACCACCAGCACAGTTTGATCCTAATAATTTTTCTGATATTACTATGTCTACAATGTTGGGTTCTGGAATACCTATTTCTAAATTTATTGCTGCTGTTAAAGATCCTATTAACCTAGATCACACTAGTAGTGTTAATCAAAGAAAAACCATAGCAAGAAATCTATATCCGCAGTCGGAGATAATTAATATATTTTATCAGCTAGATCAATTCCAAGGATATAATTTAGTAGTTGCAGAAGGGTTGTATAAAAAGGGCCCAGAAGAAACATTAACCAACAATGGAGTAAAGCAAGCTGCAACCGAAGGTAAATTTGTGGTTTATGAAGTATATGATTCTTTTACTGGACAAATATCAAACACAAAAATATTTGATTTTGCGGTATATTTAAAAGACAATACTAACTATGAAAAGATAAGTCTCTATTATGATAACTATAATACTGATAATTCTTTACATTCTCAGGTTGGAGTTTTAATGCCGACAATACCAGAAAATTATACTACATTTTTCAATAAAAGTGTAGAAACAGTATATAATGGTCAACTACAAACATCTACAGATTTAATTGAAGTTTTATCTGCCTAAAAACATTATAAATAATAACAATAATAATAAGAGAAAAATATGCCAACCAGATCGTTATCAATTGAGGATAGAAAATTAAATACTGGAGCAAAAATAACAGCTTCCAGTAATAGATTTTATTCAGATATTGACTTGTCATTTAAGAAAAAGAAAAATGGTGATATATTTAAGAAAACTGATGCTAATGCTGTAAAACAAGCAGTAAAAAATCTAATTCTTACGAATCACTATGAAAAACCATTCTCTCCTTTCTTTGGTGGTAATATTAGAGATATGTTATTTGAACTTGGTGATCAGTTTTTGGATTTTGAGATAAAACAAAAAATAAAACAGGCTATACGGAATTATGAACCAAGAGCAGAAGTATTAAATATTTCTACTAATTATAGAGATTATGCAAATTCTCTTGATGTATCCATAACATTTCTTATATTAAGTACAAATGAAACAATAACATTAGAAACAGAAATTTCGAGGTTGAGATAATGGCCACAAATATCACATCAACAGCTTTAGATTTTGATACGATAAGAAGCAGTTTAAAAACCTATTTTGCGCAACAACCAGAATTTTCTGATTATAATTTTGAAGCATCTGGTCTTTCAAATATATTAGATGTTTTAGCTTATAATACACACTTTAACGGTCTTACTGCAAACTTTGCAACCAATGAAGCATTTCTTAATACTGCACAATTAAGATCATCTGTTGTATCTCATGCTGAGGCATTAGGTTATAGACCAAGATCAAGAACACCATCATCATCTGCACTTACTTTATTTGTAAATTTAGCTGGTGTTGCAAATAGACCATCTTCCATTACACTTCCTGCCGAATGGACTTTTAGTGCATCAAATGAAACAACAACATTTTCATTTATAACTACT